CAGACTCAATCTGAGCATTACTTGGTGCACGGTCAAAGAAGTCTCGGTTAAGACCCATTGCCGCCATCTTGCGGAAGAAGATACCCAACGCAGTTGAGTTATCTGGTGAGACAACTAGGTTGTCCCAAACTAGACGCTTTGCGAAAGCGCCTGATTCGACCTGACTCTTGGTAGAGAACATGGTCTTGCCAGACTGAGTAACCTTTGCGGTTGCCTCAAGCACTACGAGGTCGTAGTCGCCATCTGGTAGTGGTTCGTACGATGCTGATTCTCCAGCATCCTTAATAAGGTCAGCCCAGTTCAATGAACTCATGGTTAAGCCTCTTTCTTTTTAGTGGTGGCTTCAGTCTTCTTCGGACCAAAGATTGTGTCAAGCATTACCTCGATGGAAAGCTTGTCTTGTTCGACGATTGCTCCAAGACGACCTTGGACTCGCTCGCCTGCTTCATACTCATTAGTTCGCTCGACATACATACGTCGAACTTTGTAAGGAGGCTGAAGCGGGTCTGGATTAGGGAACTGCTCGATGGTCAACGCACCAAGAATGTCGTAAAAATATGGTGCTTGAATTGCAAGCTGTCCCTGTAGGTAAGGACGGTGCTTACCATCCTGAGTCACTCGAGACATTGCTGTTAGAACAACGGCCTCAAGTGGATTAGTTGGGTGCATTGTTAGGTCGCGTAGGTCGCGTAGAAGACCACCCATGTGACGAAGCAATTCGCCCCACTGTTGCATCTTCATCTGCTCGCTACCTGCGATGCTGTCCATACACTTGACTTGCAACTCCGAGATGGAGTCAATAATCAAGCTTTTGAACTGATGCTTACCTAACTGCAACCACTGATACGCCTTGACTACAGTGTCGTAGTCACGTACCTGTACAACAACCGTGTCCCAAGTTCCATCTGCGACAGGTGGTTCCTCGCGCAGTGGGTCCCAATACTTAACGACGATAGGGAGGAATCGGTGTCCACCCTCAACGTCGAGCATTAGTCGTGGGTATGGTGCTGTAACAGCAAAGCTGGATTTACCAACTTTGGATTCGCCGTAAATCATTGCGGTCAACGACCGTTGGATTTCACTCATGCGTCACTCGTTTCCTTTCTTCTCTTCGCCGTAGTAAGCATATGGGTCAGCCTCTACGAACATTTCGCTTATTGCCTGCTCTGCAGCACTACCATCATCGACGAGAGTGCATACAGAGTAGAACTTGCACTTCCACTTGCAATCCCTAGACGGACTTGGGTATGCGTGGAAGCTTGGTTGTTCACCTTTATCAAGAGCTGTACGAACTCGCATGAGGTCTGTAACAGTTCCGTGCAAGCGGTCCCAGAAGGAGCGCAAGGTGAAGATATTGTGTCGAACTTCAATCTGGTCATAAAACGGAGGACGAGCAGCAGCACTGCGACGAACCTTCTTTAACATTGTGAAAATACCGCCGTCAGAGCGTTCTCCGTCTTTGTCCTTACTCTGTTCAAGAATCATGTAAGTAAGAATCTGTTCGTTCATAGGTGCAAGGTTTGCAAAGTCTGAAAGCGAACCACCAACAGTTTTAAAGTCACGGAACATACGCACACCGTCAGCCTTACGACGAACACGCATGTCAAGCTTGCCTTGAAGTTCAACTTCACCGTTGAACATCGGCATCACAATTGTTTCTTCTGTAGAAATCATCTCGAGGTCAGCATCAATGCCGTTCTCTTCATTCCACTGGAGGTAACCCTCAAGCATGATGTGCCCAAGTTCAGCTTCTTTTTCAAGTTCAGATACATCGCGGAAGTCTTGCAAAAGTAATTCTTTTTCTGTGTTCACAAGGGTTGCGTGTGCTTGTAGAAGCGGAGTTCCGTTGGCGTAATAATCATCAAGAGCAGCGTGTACGCGAGTACCCAGTGCAAGAGCACCAGTTGCATCTTTGTACTTTGGCTGTAGACGTCGATAGTAGGTCAACCACCAGCGACGGCGACAGTCTTTGAATGTTTGAATCTCCGAGTTAGAAATTCTTACTACATCACTCATAGTTTGCCTGCCTTATCATCTTTAAGAAGATTGAGTAGCTGGTCCTTGTCACGAACAATCTGCTCAAAGTTATCTGCCTTGGTTTCAAGGACTTGTAAAACTCGTTCTTCGATGGTGCCCTCTGTTACGTAATCCGTGATGATGATTGAATCGTGAATCTCTGACCCAATGCGGTGCACACGGTCCAACGCTTGCTTGTGGTCAACAAGTGACCAAGGGCGTTGAAGCATAATCAAGCGCCGAGCAGCAGTGAGAGTTACACCCACACCACCAGCTTGCGCTGTGAAGAGAATCCACTTTATCTTGCCTGACTGGAAATCGTCAATAGCCTTCTGTCGCTCATCTTCATCCTGAGCACCAGTAATCAAACCATGCTCAATCTTGGCCTTAGTCATTGCAGCACTAAGAAGCTCAATTAGTTGGCGAGATACAGCGCAGACTGCTACCGAGTCATCGCCAAAATCACCGTGAGAGATATCATCCATTAGTTGGTCAACCTTACAAGAAGGCTCTGACAAAATAGCTTTTGGCTCTCCAGTAGTCTCGTTAACGACAATCTCTGCATAAGCATTTGCAAACTGCACTAGGCGAGTTGTCTGAGTCAGGATAGAAGGAGCAGTCAATGCTTCTCCACCTTCAAGCTCAGCAATCATTGTGTCGCGCATCTGCTCATAAGCCTTTTTTTGCTTAGTTGACATTTCAACATCGCGACGCTCATTTACTACCTCGGGTAGCCAAGGAAGCACGACTTTTTTTAACATGCGACGCATGTGAGGATTGACTGCTTTATAAAACTCATCTTGCATGTGTGGTTTGACACCAATCACTAACATGCCACCGAATGCATTAAGCATCGTGTCAATCATGCGGTCAATCCACTTGGTTTTGCTAGGCCAATCTTTTGGAGATAGCCAGTGCAGAATTGCCCACAAGTCGACGACATTGTTAGCGATTGGTGTTCCTGTTAAGGCAAACCGAATCTGTGCATCGCCAGTAGCTGACCATAATGCACGGGTTTGCTTTGACTTAGGCTCTTTCGAGCGGTGAATCTCGTCGGCCACTACAGCCTTAAAATTAATCTTGTTTAGTTCACGCTGGTGTACTTCACAGCGGGTCTCTGAGACACCGTCATCGTGACCACCACAAGCAGAACACCGTGTAAGTGCTACAGAGCCATACGGTGCAAGTCTGGAGTGAGCACGAAGAGACTCCCAGTTAATTACATAAACGTCAGCTTCAGTCTCGAATTGCTTTTTGCGCTGAGCAGCAGTTCCTTTGATAACTTGCACGGTGACCCCAGGCCACCAAAGCTTAAATTCACGAGCCCAGTTCTTCTTTAGAGTGTTGGGGCAGACTACTAGGGCAGGAAAGACATCCTCGCCATTTTCCTGAATACGCTTAAGACCGCGGATAGCCTGAGCGGTCTTACCAAGACCTGGTTCATCGGCTAGAAGGGCCTTCTTAGCGGTCGCTAGGAACGCTACGCCAGCTCTTTGGTGTGGGAATAGGTCTTCGTCTCCATCGGCTGTTTCAAGCTCTCTGAGGGCCATAGAAGGGCTAATACGGGTGTTTACTTCATTCTCTGCCCAAGAACTAAGCCCTGGGCCAATAACTAGGTCTTCACGGAATGTAGAGCGTAAGGCAAGGCAACTGGACCACGCTAAAGGCACTCGCCATACTTGGTCTGTCTGCGACCATGAAGAACCTGGAAGACCCTTACACAGCTCTTTATAACGCCATTCAGCGTTAATAAGGATGTGGGCTTTCTCGCTATCGAGGTCCACCGATACTGGCATTTGTTACCTTTCGTCGCTATGTATAAATACTAACACTAATTTCTTAGAAAGTGCAAATTCTTTGTTAGTACCTTTTACTTGTCCAACAATACTCTAGGAATCCATCTTTGTCTAACCAAAGCCATTAGGGCGTGTCGTAGGGCATCATTTGCGTGCCCTTCCCCACCTTTATGCCAAACACCTATGGCCTGTAGAGCTTTGTTATTAAACATGTTTTTAGCATCTGCTGGAGTCTGAAAAACAATCTTGTCGACTGGATACCCAGCCTCTCGGCAGAGGTGCTTTAGGACACCAATTTGCTCGAGTGAATATGGAGCCTGAGAATTACGGACTGTCTGAGCATTGATGGTGAAGCGCTCGCAGACAACAATAAAGCTGTCATAGGCTTTCCACCCTGTCATAGATGTTGTAACGGCTTGAGCAAACTCTTCTGGCTGAGGTTCCAGAGAA